TGACCGGTATGGGGCCGGGCGTACCGATCGATGCGACTTTCATAAATACCGCCGCAAGCAGCGTTCTTTATTTGCTGCAGTGCTACGACCAGAACGGCACAGCGCAAAACACCGATCTGACAATTCCGACCACTTCCGGTGGTTCCGCGATCATCGCAGTTCAGGGCGGTATAACCTTGAACGCCAGTGCCCAGATCAGCTTGAAAGGCGCGCTCAACGCCTCAGGACACACTCAGGTTAGTTGTTAGCTTATGGCAGACATCATTACAGGTCGCGTATTTACTGATGGCGAGAAAGGGATCACAGCGCAGAAACTGAACGACATTCAGGGTCTAGCGGTGATCCAGCCTGATTTTGTGGGCACGAAGCCGGCGACGTCCACGCTGGATCCGACGGATCAGCTTCTGGATCTCAAAAGCAATAACACCTACGCGCGGATCAGCGGAGCGCAGATCGCCACCAGTGTGGCCGGTCAACTGCCTTTAGCTAGTGCGACACAGCCTGGGATGCTGGCTACGCTGAGCGGCAATACCACGGATTTTCTGGATGGCACCAATCATTTTCAGGCGTTAAACCCTGCGATCTGGGCGGTGCGGCAGTTGACTTACTCCAGTGTAGGCAACCCTGGATTCGAGGTGGACCAGCGCAATTGTGGGACCGCCGTAACTGTCGGGACCGGCACCTTAGGCCCAATGATCTGCGACCGCTGGGCGGTAGCTAAAAGCGGCTCAGCGACTTATCTTGCGCAGCAAGCTGATGGCGGCACCGGGTTCAAGATTCCGGGCAGCAATTACATTATCACCAAGAAATATTTCCTCGTGACTTTGACCGCCGCAGTCAGTCCGGCGGCGGGCGATTACATGGAAATTCTCCAGGTGATCGAGGGGTCGTGGGTCCGGGAGCTTTTTGGTGGGGTCAGCTCGATTTCTCTGATCTGCCAATCCTCTGTGCCGAACCTGGCTTTTAATGTGGGGTTATCTGATGGGTCCAACAGTCATTCTTTATCCAAGCTTTGCACTTTAGGGGCGGCTAACACTCCCGTGGTTTTCACCCTGCCTAATCTACCGTCAATGTCAGGGGTCAGCGGTGGCTCTTTCAGCCTTAATCCAGGTGCCGCGGGTTATCTTTTGCGCATCGGCTTAACCGCCGGCACAAACCTGATCCCGCCAGCCAACGATGTCTGGCAGAGCGGTGCTTATGTGGGGGCAGTCGGGATGACGCAGTTTAGCGCGCAACCGGTCAATTCGAATTTCATACTATATTTTATCCAGCATGAGCCTGGAGCTCTCTGCAGCACTTTCCTCGATAAACCCTGGCCGCAGAACTACGATGAATGCTTGCGCTACTACCAGAAGAGCTACGATTACGGGCAGACGCCAGGCACTATCACGGGCATTAATCTGGCTTCGTTTTTTCAGAATATTGCCGGGACGAGCGTGTACGGACACCTGCGGTTCCATAAGCCGGTGGCCAAAACGCCTACTGTAATACTTTGGGACAATAACAATGGGGTTGCCGGCAGTGTGATGGATAACAACGCTGTCCATCATACTGGCGCGGTGGCCCAGTACGTCGGGACGACCGGGTTCGGTGGCATCAATTTCAATACGGCGACTACCGGGGCGTTGCCCGTTTTTGCGCAGTTTACGGTTGATACCGGATGGTAATATGACTGTTGCTGACATTGCCCAGTTTGCCGCAGAAACCACTGGCGACATTTCCAGCGAGGGCCTGGACTACGCCAAGCGGGCGCTCCGGCTCAAGTACGCGACACTTTACGATGCGCATAACTGGCGCGAATCGATGCGGGTCTTGGACGGCGTTCCTTTAGATCCGACTATGAACGGGGTCTTTTTTCTCCCCTATGACGCTGAGGAGGTCATTTTCTGCAGCTTGAGCTATGACGGCGTTTCTTATGTCCGGCTCAATTACCGGGAACGCGACTGGATCGAGCGTTTCACCTATCCGGCCTATAATCTGCCCGGTAACACGCCCTGGTTTTACCGAGCGGAAAACCTGGCCTGGCCGTACCCGAATCCTGGGAATTTCACTTTTACGACTTCGAATAAGGATCCGTTCAATGTCTACATTGCGGGCCGGGACGCGAACGATCAGCCGATCAGCGAGAGCTTTATTATGCAGGGCACACCGCAGGCGGGCGGTATTTATTTGCCAGCCAGCCTGACCACGCAGAACGCTTACAAGACGGTCACCGTACTTTCGGGACAGGTCACGACGATGCCTTTAACGATCAGCGCCGGCGGCCATACTTTCGTGATGCCGCCCGCCATGACCGAATTGGTTTTTACCCAGATCGTCCTGGAACCGCCTCCGATCGGTACCGCGCCGGGAGGCGGCCCGTTACAGAGCTGGATCCGAACGCAGGTCAAACTTAAACCAGATAGCCTGGATAACGACATGAGCGTGCCGCGAATCAGCCATATCTGGGATGCCCTGGTTTGCTTTACGACTGCCGCCCTCTGGAAACGCCTGAGCCAATTGACCAAAGCCAACTCCGAAGAACAGATCGCGATGGAGCACGTCAAGGCGGCTATCCAGGTCGAAAAGAACCAGAGCGAATTTTTCCAGCAAGCCGTGCCCGTGACTTACGAGTATGGCGATTACCTGAAAGGCTGGTGGTGGAATCGAGCTACTTCCTGGAATCCGTTCGGGATGTGATTTATGCCGCTGACCAATCCATATCCGATGGGGGTCTGGGACGATGAGCTCAAAACTGACGGCTCGGTGCCGATCAGCGGCATTAACAATTCGATCCCACCTAGTGCGATTGACAAAGCCCAGGCGACTGACGGCGAGAACCGGTTGACTCAGTTAGACGGCCTGAACCGGCCGCGACCGGGAATCGTTCGCTTGGCCCAAAGCGCTGCCGGAACGTTAGATTCAGTGCACCACGTCGGCAACGGCCTGTTTCTGGCTAACTCAGGACCGAACTGGTACACCTGGGATAATCGCGCCGGGGTCTGGACGACCGTGAGCGGTGGGCCGGCCTTTGGGGTTGGCGCCCAGGTTTATTCGACGTTGGCGAACAGCAGTCTTTATTTTTCCAATGGCGGCACGCTGAACAAATATCTGCCTGGTACTGGATTCAGCGTGATTTCGGTTCCGAGCCAGTACCCGACGGTGCTTTATCCGGTCTGGATGGTGTACCGGCTGATTTACGTTTACCAGAACAACCTGATCGTCAGTGATGCGCTGAACCCGGAACATGTCGACGTGATCACCGGTTCGGTCACGATCGATCCGATTACAACCGATGTCATTACCGGGCAAGCGCTCTGGAAAGATCAGAAGATTGCGGTGTTCCGTAACGGTTCGACCTGGCTGGTGGAAACCGGACCCGGTCTGGATGTGCCCAACTGGGCTGTGAACCGGGTGAGTGCAACGGTCGGTTGCCGCTGCCACGGGACGATCATACAGGCCGGTAACGACGTGTTGTTTCTTTCGGAAACCGGGCGCGGGGTTTACGCGCTGGGTCAGGCCCCGACCAGTGACGAGGAAGGAGTCTGGTTGCCGGTGAGTCAGCCGGTGCAGGGTTACATTGACCGGATTAACTGGGCGGCTTGCGACCAGGCGCGGGCGACGTACTGGAACGACCTTTATATCCTGAGTGTGCCGCTGGACAATTCAGCCTATAACAATTTCATGCTGATCTATTCGGTGACGCTGCAGCAATGGCAGGGGCTCTGGTGTTTTGACATCGCCGGCTCGGATGTGGCGGCCAGGGATTTCGCCAGGGACCGGACCGACTCCAATCACACGGTATTGCTCGTGGAGACCAGGGACGGGGTGCTGAGCCGGATGACCTATCCCGTCGAGCGGCGGTATTATGATCAGAACATCGATTTGAGCCAGCAGGTTTATAATTCGTTTCTGGTCTCGCGCGCTTTTACTTTTGGCGAAGATATCAACCAGATCCGGCCGCATTCGGCCCGATTCCAGTTCCTGGAGAGCGAGGATCCGGTTACCATTACCGCTATTGCCGATCGCCAGGCGCAAGTGTCTAAACGCGATGTTGCGACCAATACCAGTATCTTGAGCCTGACTATCCCAGGGTTTCCGTTTGACCTGGATACCGCAGGTTACAAGATTCAGCCCATCGGACTGCTCAAAACCGGGATCTGCACTGAATTACAGTTCCGCCTGGAAGGCACGGGCAATTGGACCTTATACCAGATTCTAGCCAGCGCTTTTGAATCGCATCCATTGGTGGTTACATGAATAATCATGCGCCCGAATATATCGCGACGATGCGGATACTGGCCAACCGGATTCGGGACGTGCCCCGGTTCAGTGTCTGGCAGTTTGATATCCTTTGCGATTGGTTCGCTTACTACTGGAACAAGGGCACCATCAGTTTCGTGATCGAGGATGGAGAAGCCAAAGGAATCTGTGTGATCAAGCTCTTCAGCCGGCTGGAGCAATTTCTGGAGCCGTTTGTGCATGAGCCGGCGGGTCAGTTTGCTTTTATTGAGGCACTGGCGAGCGACAGAGCGGCTACCCACGCTTTTATGTGGAAAGAATTAGTCGGACGTTGGGGGCACCCGCCGATTGTGATGTGGGACCGGTGCGAACGCACCGAAAAAGGGGCTCCGCGCATGTTCAGGTGGAGCGAGTTCGAAAAACTATCGAGGAAATTTACCCATGGGCAGTTCACCTAAAGCACCCGCACCGATCACGCCGGGGCAAGCTGCACAGGCTGCGGTGGGCACTGCCGGAGCCGGCGAAATGATGTCGATCGCCAATCAGCCGATCGAACAATACGCCAATCTTTATACCACGGGTCAGCTTGGGCCGGCTATGACGCAGACCCAGCAGGCGCTGGCTAACCAGGCGGCTTACCAGGCGGCCAGCGCGCAACAGGATATCCAGAGCCGGGTTGATCCGATGGCTTATGCGCAGCGCCAGATGCGCATGAAGGCTGCTACCGACCGGTTAGGGCAACTCTACGGTCAGGATCCGAGCGCGTTCACGTTCCGGGCGCCGGGCGCTTACACCGTGCCCGGGATTAGTCAGGTGCCTGATCTGGCGACTCTGCAGCAAGCCGGCAAAGTGATGGCCAGTAACGTGTCTACGGCCGCAGTGAGCGGCAAAGGCACTGATCCGACCTTGATTACGCCCAAACCCACTAATCTGACCCAGAACACCGGTCCCCAAACTTACTTCCGTTAGCGATGGCTTGGATGCTTTATGGCAATGGGACGACGCGGGTAGATCCCGGTACTGGAGAAGTCCAGTTAGCCGGCAGCATGGACCCGAAGGGGCAACCAGGCGACTGGAACACTATCGGCAATGTTAATAAACCGATAGAAGGCCAAGAAAAGTACTACTCGATGATGCCGAGCGCGGAACAGATGCTCATGTTCCGCAATATCGCCGGAGCTGCGAGCAGTGGCCAGGCGGGAGCGTCAGGCGGCACGGGTGGCGCAGGCAGCACAAGCGGCGCAGGCGGCACAGGCGGTGGCGCAGGCAGCACAAGCGGCGCAGGCGGCACAGGCGGTGGCGGTGGTGGAACTTATTATGGCGGAACTGGAGGAGGCACTATGGCCGATGGCAGCAGTGGCAGTTATTGGGGCGTAAACCCGCAGATCGGTCAGGGACAGATCAGCAACCTGATTTTGCCTGGCGGCGGGCAATTGAGTCCGCAGCAGACCAATCAGATCATGGGGCTTTACAGCTCTTATGAAGGTGGGAATGCGCAGGCGGGCCAGACACTTGTGAGCTGGTTGAAGGGGATGGGCATGAGTTCCGACCAACTCAATACCGCAGTGTCCAATCTGCGCAATCAGACCGGGCCAAACGCGGCTGCGCAAGTTGGCGGAGCCGGTCAGCAGCAACCCGAGAGCGTAGCGCTCCAGCAGATGGCGCAGATCGATCCGGCCACA